TCAAATCATCCCACGCTCTTTCGCCCATTCAATGAACTCTTTGTAAGGACGTTTTCCTCTCATGCCTTTCACCGCTTTTGGGAAGCCAAGTTCTTGAGTCCAACGCCACAGAGTAGGCTGGCTAATCCCAAGAGTTTCACGAACCTCTTTATCACTGATGAAAAAACGTTGTGTTGCTAGGTTTATCGTTGAATTAACCATTTTGATTTCCTCTATTAGCTGAACTTTTCATATAACAAACATAAAACACCGCACAAATAACGGCATAGACGGCGAAACTGATCATTGGGCAACTCCTTTTGCTGGTGGCATAATTCGTACTCGGTTCGTGGTGTGCCAACACATTGCATCACCATTAAACAAACCGCCTTGGCGTAACTTAGCGCAGCCTTGTGGAAGCTGTTCACCACATTTACCGCAGCAACCCAAATCGCTTTCTATCTTGGGTATCTCGGCATGAACACGATGAATAAGTGACTGCAAAGCTTCAACTTGGGTGTAAGGCTCGCTTGGGTAAGCAAAGAACTGGCAAACTTCATAAAGTTTTGTGATTTCATCGGGTGATAACGTCACTCGAATATCGTTATTGCCATTGGTTTTACGCTTATCCCTTAGGCGTTTGGCACGAACAGCTGCTTGCTTGCGCTTGCGTTCTTCATTCATTTTTCAGCCTTACGCTTACGAGCGTTTGCTGTCTTTTTCATTGGAGCAAGTAACTGGCGAGCTTTTGCTAAACAAAAGTCGAAACACTTTCCACCACGGCCTCCGAACGAAGCGGTGGTTCGGTAGGTCTCAATCGCGAAATTACATGCATGATTTGCTTCGTGGTGTTCGTAGCCTTCACCAAGTAAGATTTGATGAATCTTTTTATGGATAAACTCTTCCTGAGAGTTTCGAAGTAGGGGAGTCGTCATTACACAAAGTTCCTTTGGTTTCTGGGTGAAACCTGGCAATCAGTCTACGTACTTGAAATTGGTGGTCAGCCAGTTATATACTGATTGCGAGGTCTAGGTTTGGTTATCTAAGTCTCATTGCACAAAGTAAGCCCTTATTGGTTTGGTCACCGATAGGGGTTTTCTCTTTTTCAGCCTTTCAAAATCTCATTTCATTCAATTTAGTGCTCAATTGGTCAGAAAGAGCGTTGAATTGATGGATCGTTTGGGCGTCTTCTTTTCCTACGCTTACTTCCAAATTTTCACACTTATCGCTTAGCTGAATGAGTTGTTCTAGATCGTCATAAAACGGATCGCTTTTTGGCATCTTTGCTAGGTAATGTTCGAAGCTCGTTCTATGTAATTGAATAGCTTTAGCGCCTTCTAGAGTTTTGTTGATGTCTGTAAGAGATAAATACGTCATGGGGTTTCCTTTTTACTTTAGGTACATTGTTATTTGTTATAATGTATCTTAAAGGTACTAATTATACTTGTTCTTGTAAAGTACATTTTTGGGCTTTATTTGAATTTTACGAATTTAAGGTACAAAAAAAGCCGCTATTGTGAGCGGCTTTCTTTGAGTGATTCTTTGCTACAAGTTCATAATGACTTGTTTTACATAGCCGACTATTCGGCAATTCCCACTGATTGGGATAGGGTCATATTTGGGGTTCAGTGGGACCAAAAACTTATGTGGGCCATCAATCTCTAGCTTTTTAATCGTTGCTTCTGGAGCGTCATTAAGTGTCGCTACGACAATCTTTCCATTATCAGGGCAGTTGCATGGTTCAACTACTACAATGGAGCCAGCTGGTATCGACGGGGAACCGTGTGGATTGGTCATAGAGTTGCCCGTAACACGCATGGCAAAGGCTTCCTCACTGATATTGCTTGAGGTTGTTTGCCAGTCTAACTCCTCGTAAATAATGTCTTTAGAGTCGATTTTTCCCCAAGAACCTGCTTGCACATGACTAAGAATAGGTACTCGTCTAGTTTGCGTTGAAGTGAATTGCGTCGACGCTTCTTTTAGCTCTTCTTCAGTATGATCTGTATCTAACCAACCTTCTGGCATGTTGAAAGATTTCTCTATGTGTCGAGCAATTTTTGGCCCAATAGCACGCGTTGCGCCTTTTCCCATAAATCGACTGGCTTGAGTTGTAGAACGGTCGATTTTGTCTGCAAATGCCGTAGTACCACCAACTTTTTGAGCGAGAGAACGTGCATTTTCTCTTCTAATATCTTCTGCCGTTTTCATTATATCTACCTGAGCATTTTTAACTACTTAGAACATGTTATTACTTTAAGATTTTGTTCCTAAAAGGTACATGCCCTTGAAGGTACTTTTTGTTTGTGTATTATGTACCTTGGAGGTGCTTAATATGTATAAAGAATACTGGTGTCAGTTATCTGATACGCAAAGAAAATCTATGGCTAAGAAGCTAAAAACAAGTACAGGGTACTTACGTTTGGTGATTACTGGACACAAAATCCCAGGGGCTGCATTAGCAAAAAACTTACATGACATAACTAATGGAGAGGTCGATAAACATCAACTGAGGCCAGATATTTTCTAACATCATATTAAATTTTTTAGGTCAAGGCTGATCACCAACATTCTGGATAAACAACCAGTAAGGAATAACCATGCAACCTAGTTTAAAAAGCGTTATGCATAACGCGGTAGTCGCTTGGCGAAGTGACGCGACGAAAGAACAAATTGCAGAATACATTTCTCGTTTTTATCACAAGATGAAAATTTACGAAGAGGAGGACTGCCAAAGGGAACATCTTCTCAAAGTGCCGTCGGCTTTCAACAATCCAAACAACACTCAAAATTTATTTCGTTATGTCAGCAGAACAAGCACAGAGGCCAAAGCTAACGTGATGGATTTGTTGCCTGCAATTATTGCAGCCATGCCGAAAGCTAGGGCAACAGCTGCATTGAATCAGTTCTTAAACCCGCTTGGGTATTCAGTTGCGGCTATTGGCTCCAGTCAAACCATGGCGAACCGTGACCAACTACTCGCCGATTTTAGCAAAGAGTCATCTGAAGCACTCCGCTCGATACTTTTACTTGGTGAACATGCCACGTCTGACCAACTTCGTGATGCTTACCGAGAGCTACAAGAGAGCGCCGGCTCTCACGAGCCGTTACTTCAATACTTAGAAACATTGATGGCGCAAAAAGGCTGACCACCTGAATGCATTTAATAACCACGCGAATTAACAAAACAAGAGAACTTGGTGCAATGAGTCTTTCTTACCAAAATTACCACGGCCAAATGCTGTGGATAGCAAACAACGGCAATTGTCGTTATGTGGTGTCGCGCAATAAAGCGAAGCAAATCCTACAAACCATGAAGGCGAGGGCGGTTAAATGATCGAATTTCTAGATAGGCCCATCGCTTTTCATCGACCATTCGTCAAGCTGGGCATCGGCATTACGGGCGCATTAATGCTAAGCCAAGCGATTTATTGGAGCCGAAGAACCAATGTATCCGGTTACTTCTATAAAACTCAAGCTGAGTGGGAAGAAGAAACCGGAATGACACGGCGCGAGCTAGACACTGCACGAAAAAAACTGCGTGATTTAGGTATTCTTGAAGAGAAAAAACAGGGGGTTCCGTGCCGTATTTTTTACAAAATCAATGAGCCAAACTTGATTGCACAATTGCGCCATTCTAGTTTGGCGGAATGCGCCAAGCAGTGTAGTACAAATGCGCCAACCTGTGCTGCACAAAAGCGCCAAACTAAAACAGAGACTACACAGAGACTACCAGAGACTACTAACAATAAAGATCCTGTGTCGGTGATTGAATCTTGCTTTGATCGGCTTTGGGCCGCATACCCAACCAAGAAATCGAAGAAGAACTCGTTAGCAAAATTCAAAAGTATCGTGACGGCGCAAAGTGAACCTCCGGAAGTGTTCACCGAGATGCTCTGTCGAGATGTAGAAACTCGTGTGGCCAATCGACAGTTTGGTTTCGATAAGCTGCACCTAACGACCTACTTGAATCAAGAACGATGGAACGACGACCATGAAAAGACTCGAACAAGCCAGGCTGCACCAAAAAATCGAGTCGAGCAATACAACGCAGAGTTGCTCGAACGATACGGACACACTGCCACATCGATTGGGCGACAAGGTAATTCTTTTGAACCTGGAAGATTGGATCCAAGTCAAGTTTGTGGAGGCTTACGGGACGAAATGGCCGCATCAGGCACTACCATCGACTTGGACTCAAGCGATTACAACGATGTCGGTCAGTGAGATTCGTCGTGCAGTCAATCAGGCTTTGTTGGAAGGGGGTGTATGGCCACCAAGCTTGCCAGAGTTTGTGTCTATGGGACGTGAAGAGTTGGTTGATATTGACGAGGCATTTACTCGAATGCTTCGCTGTGAACCCAAGGGGGATATCGAGTATTGGACATCGCAAGAGGTGGGTTTTGTTTGTAGAGGCCTGCTAAGCGAACGTGAAGCTAGAGCGAAGTACCGGAAAACGTTGAAGAAGTACGCAGATAAAGTCAAGGATGGCTCGCTCCCCTCAAGAAACGCGATGCGTTTGACCGATAAATCTAAGGTCAAACCACTCAATGAGATTGAGCGCCCCAATCCTAAGAAGTTTCGAAAGAACTCGGTATTTGCGAGGGTCGCAGCTCTGGGAGCGAGGGCGTAATGCATATTGAAAAGTTATTGGCAAAGTTCAATGTAAAAGGGGTCACCTACGAGCTCTGTTCTGGCGGTAAGGGGGGACTTTCTCAGGATGAGCAGCTGGCAATTGTTGGTCTAGCCTGGAAGGAAGCACCAGTAGGTTTCTTGGTGTTATTCGTTGAATATTTGCAAGATAGACCGGCACTTAACAAGCTTTACCAAACCACCTTGCAGGAAGCCAACACGCTGATGGATACATGGCGCGGTCCATATCCCGATAGAGCCTTGGAAGCGTTAGTCAGGACAGCTATTGCCGAAGCGACCCAGCAGTTTGGCCAAGTCTGTCCAGAATGTAATGGAAGCGGTAAATATGTTACCAAGAAAAGAGAGAGAAGAGCTTGCCCATGTTGCAATGGCGGCCGTATTGGTTGGACCCAAGAAACTCGTTTTGCGTTCTTTTGTCAAACTTTACCTGTTACCTTTTCACGGTTTAAAAAGTATGAACCTATTCTAGGTAAATTGGTTAAGAGGCTAACTGATAAGCGAAGCGCTGCAGTATTGGCGTTGCAGGGGAGGTATGAACGAGAAAGTAGATTACAAAAGTTTTAGGAGTTGTGGTGTCACTCGAAGGTTTTACATAAGTAATGTAGAGAGTGGGGGAAGAACGTGGTGTGAGGCAAGGGGAGGTCATTTTAATAGGCTATCTGAATTAACCCTTTCGCTTGTTGATTTACAGATGCCCCCTTAGAGGGGGCTGAAGTATTTCTCCCAGAAACTGAATAAAGAAGCTGCTTATTATTTCCTTAGACTATGTTTCCATTAATGGGTTTTTTAATATTTATACTATTTACAGTCCACTTGGTACTGTAAATTAATTATTGTAATAGTCCCTAAAAACTTCAATTTAAAAAATTAACTTACCACTCGTAAGAAGCGCCAACACCATATCCAATCGAATCCGTAGCGTCTTCAAATGCAACCGAACCACGAACAGCTAAATGCTCATTAACTCGAACACCAGAGCCAACCGCTAGAGCGTGAGCGTCTTCATAGCCGCCAACGCCAACAGAAACGTTAACTGAACCAACGTTGTATGGTTGGAAAAGATTTGAAGTTGCCATGTTCATTGCTTCAACGCTATTAATACGATCGCCCATCTTGTTCATATCTTCACGCAAACCTTTAATGTCAGCTGTGTTTTTATCAATAGCCACGCGGTTTGCGTTTGATTGCTCGTGAATTGCGGTTGTATGACGCGCTAAGGATTCAATTTTTTGATCTGTGCTTGTAGTGTTTGGAGCTTTAGTTAGGCTCGGAGTCTTTTGAGCTGCAGTTTGTAGCTTTGGCACTTGAGCTTGCAGAGTCGGTGTTGGTTCAATTGGAACGACTAAAGCTGGAGTCTTTTGAGCTGCAGTTTGCAGTTTTGGCACTTGCGCTTGCAGAGTCGGTGTTGGTTCAACGGGAACGGCTAAAGCTGGAGTCTTTTGAGCTGCAGTTTGTAGCTTTGGTTCTTGCGCTTGCAGAGTCGGTGTTGGTTCAACGGGAACGGCTAAAGCCGGAGTTTTTTGCACTACAGGGCGAAGCTTCGGCGTAGCGCCTTGAAGAGATTTGATCGCCGGAGTAACCGGAACGGCTAAAGCTGGAGTTTTTTGAGCGACAGTTTGTAGTTTTGGCACTTGCGCTTGCAGAGTCGGTGTTGGTTCAACGGGAACGGTTAAAGCCGGAGTTTTTTGAACTACAGGGCGAAGCTTCGGCGTAGCGCCTTGAAGCGACTTGATCGCCGGTTCAATTGGAACTACTAGAGCAGGGATCTTGTATGTCGCGGCGCCTATTTCATGAAGCTGATGCTTTTGAGAGTTAAAGATCTTAACGTGGTCCGCTGTTGTTGCAGCTTCATTGTTCATGTGAGAAAGTTTGATTTGCAATGCGCCCATATCTTGCATAGAAAGATGGTTTGGATTAACTAAAGTTTTTGTTACGCTTTGATTGCCAATTGCCGGGCTATATGCTCCGGCCATAGCTGCCGGAGCCGCTGCAATGATTGCAAGCGTGATAAGTGTTTTTTTCATGATTTGACCTCAGTTATAATTTGTCAGCATTTGGCCTGACAAAAGTTCAGAGGGAGATTAGAGTTATTACTCTATATTTTCAAATGTGTTAATTAAAAACACTGTTTTCAATTATAATTGATAGTTTTTTTAACTATTTGTGTATTATGAATAAACCTAATATTACTTTGAAATGGATAGTTAAACTCCTTTCAAAGAGCCATTTCATCACTAGATTGAACGTTAAGCGCCCACAAATGGAAAGCTGTGATCACCAAGTGACTTTGTCGTTCGCTTAATTACGTTTTCGAGTAGGGTAAAGCAAACGCGTAGTTTTTTACTTTTAGTTGTGAGAGGTGTTTAATCGCTCAAATATTGAACTTGGCTTTTTATTGTGGCAGTATTTCTATATTGGAAAACCTCACCTAATCGGTGGGGTTTTCTCGTTTCTACTGTTTATAACTGACAAAGCACCCGTTTTCATGTGAAAGCCGGGTGCTTTTTTGTGAGCGCAATATGCAAGAGAAAATCAGTTCTTTCGTTTCATACGTGAGTGCTCTGGCCTATGCAGGCTTTGGTGCATTGACTTTGCAAGATTGGGTCAGCGTAATAGGTTTGATTTTTGTGATAGTGACTTATTTTACTAACCGGTATTACAAAAAAAAGATCGTAGAGATAATCAAAGCGAATCCAGAAAAAGCGGTGAAAGTTTATGCGAAGCGCGATCTCTAAGGGTGTGTGTTCAGTCGCTGTCGTGCTCGCGCTTGCTTTTAACTTAATTTCGGATTTGCGAACTAGCCAACAAGGCTTAAGGCATATTGCCAATTTCGAAGGGTGTCGAACTCAAGCTTACCGATGCAGCGCTAAAGTCTGGACTCATGGCCTTGGCCATACTCAAGGTGTCAAGCAAGGCGATACTGTGACCCAAGAGCAAATCGCCCGTAATTTCATCGCTGATGTGAAAATTGCCGAAAATTCTGTAAATAAACACCTAACCACTGACGTTACTCAAGCTCAGTTTGATGTGCTAGTGAGCTTTGTGTTCAACCTTGGCGTTGGCAACTTTAAGCGTTCCACCATGCTTAAGTTATTTAACCAAAACCAACCTTTAAAAGCGTGCCTCGAATTTTCACGTTGGGTCTATGTTAACGGCAAAAACTGCAGGGCCCCTGATAGCCAATGTTCAGGGATCGTGAAACGTCGCGAATTAGAACAACAAGCTTGTTTGAACGGCTGGTAATAAGGGGCTTCATGAACTTCTCTATCAAAAATGCTTTGTTGATAGGTTTGGTTATTTTGCTACTTGGTAGCTTCGTTTTCTCTGCGTATCTACTTGATTTAACTAAGGTGCAAGCAAAGCGCTACGGTGAGCTTCAGGGGCAGTTTCAAGACTCACTTAACAAAAATAAGTCACTTTCTATCACCGTTAAAACCTTAAGTAATGAAGTTCGGCAAGCGCAACGGGCAGCTGATGTTTTGCTGCTAGCTAAGGCTGAGCGGAATGCTGAAACGATTCGCACAGTGACCCAAATAAAAGAGGTACTGGTTCATGAAGAATGTTCAGATGTGCCTATTCCTGATTCTTCTGAGTGGTTGTACTACCACTGAGGTCATCACTGAATACCAAGACCGATTGGTTCTTCCTCCGGCGGTTTATCTGACTTCTTGCACACAGCCTTTTACTGCTCCGCCTAAAACCTACGGTGAAGCGGTAGAGCGCGACCCGGTGTGGTTAGAAGCTTGGCGCAATTGCGCTGACCAAATCGAGCATTTACGTGGCTTTTATGGCTACGAGAGTGCGATAACAAATATGAGCGAAGAACACTGACTACTTGGTTGGTCGTCATCCGTTGTCGTCCGCAATTCATTCCTTACGAGGGTGTGCAAGCGTGGGTTCCTCGCTGTCTTGCTTGTTAGCCACGATCATATCAGCTCGCTGCTGAAACTCCTTATATGTAAGCGCAAATACAGATTCAAAAAGGAACAAGCAGAGTTTGAAAGAACTTCATTAATCAGCAACGTCAGCTTAATGCGACTAAGGGCGTGACACTCGGAGAGACGAGACTCATTCAGAGGGCTTTCAATGAATAATGAAAAACGACTTTGGAATTTAACCGAGTTGGAAGCGTTCGATTATCACCGCTCTACGATCCGAAAAAAGCTTAAGTCTGCAGGTATTGAGCCAATCGCCTACAAAGGCAATATCCCCCTTTACGATGTGGTTCAAGTTGCCCCGTATTTATGTAAAGCAATGATTAAAGAAAGTGATGCTCCGGATTTGATGGGTTTTAAAACGGCCGCAGAGCTTAGGGCTTATATCCAGTCGGAACGTGAAAAATTGGCGCTTTTGAACGAGACCGGTGAATGTGTGGATAAAGCTGACTATGAGCTTGAAATCGGTACTTGCCTTGCCAGTGTGAAGAGTTTTAAAGAGAAAGTGATCACTCGTGTTGAGTCTGCGATAACCAGTGCCACCCCGCAAGAGCTTGAATATTTAGATAAATTATTGAATTTCGATTTGAAGGCAATTGCAGATGAGCTTGAAAACGTTTGATCCCCGTTTAGGTGTTCAGTTTGCGGATGCCGCAGAAATAAGAAGAAAGTTGGCTTATTTGTGTCGACCTGTCAATAAAAGTCCTGTTCTTGCTGCTGATGAGGGTTTGTGGATTTCTGATGGGACGGATGTGACGAAGTTCTTATCGAGTCAAGTTCCTTACATTCGAGAGCCGATGGAGTGTTTATCGCGCCGTATTTACGAAGCGGTGATTTTAATGGGGCCAGCGCGTTCAGGTAAAACTAAGGGGCTGGTTGAAGGGTGGATTAATTACACGGTGACGCAAGCCCCTGGCGATATGTTGCTGATCTATTCTACAAAAAAGAAAGCAGAGAGTATGTCTAAAAAGGATCTTGCTCGTTGTTTTGCTGCGACGGAAGAGATTAACAAGCTACGAACAGGACGGAAATCCGACGATACGCTAACGTTTAAGCACTTTCTTAATGGGATGAATTTGAGTTTGGATTCTGCGACCGAAAGCAGTTTATCTGCCGAAACGTTCCGTTACGCCGGTTGTTCGGATTACGATCGGGCCGATGATGGAGTAGGGCAAGAAGGGAGCAAATTTCAGCTGATGCTTAAGCGGATTCAGAATGCGAAGTCTTCTGGGATGGCGATGGCAGAAAGTTCACCAGGGCGTATCGTTCGCCAACCTAAGTCACCGGCAGAGCTCGGCCCTCATGAAGCCCAGCCGTGTGGGGGAATTGCTCAGCTCTACAATCAAGGTGATCGTCGGCGTTTCTATTGGCAGTGTGATGATTGTGGTTTTTGGTTCCTTCCTGATTTTGAAACTTTGCATTGGGAAGGCAAGTATTCAGATCCTCAAGATGTGGCCAAGTCTACCTATTGTCAATGTCCACGTTGTTTGCACCGTATTGATGAGCACCAAAAACAAGAAAAAAGTTTAGCGGCCCGTTGGTTTCGTGAAGGGGCGGTTGACTCGTTTGGTGAAGAGGTCACGGATGAAGACAAAATACGCCAGTCTAAATGGGCGTCGTTTGGGTTTGAAGGTGTCGTAGCTGCCTACCAGAGTTGGGAGAACTTAGTTTATCGTTATCTCACGGCTCAAACCTTGTATGAAGATAGCGGTGATGAAGATTCTTTGATGTCTTTTTATAACATTGATGTTGGCCGTCCTTATATCTTACAAATCGAAGGAAAAGATATTGGTGTTCATGAGCTGATGGAAAAAGCCAAAGGTAATCCTTATTTGCGTGGTGTGGTGCCTGTTGGTGGTCGCTTCTTGATCATGAGTATCGATGTTCAAGGTGGTAAATCCAATGCTCGGTTTGTGGTTCAAGCTCAAGTGTTTGGCGAAGGTCTGCAACGTTGGGTGATCGACCGCTTTGAAATTTTAACGACACCACATCGAAATGGTGACCGTATTAATCCAGCCATTTACGCTGAAGATTGGGATTTGCTCATCGAGCTGGTGATCAAGAAAACATACCCCGTTGCCGATGGCAGTGGACGAGTCATGAAACCGATATTAACACTGTGTGATTCTGGCGGTTCGGCTTCTGAAAAAGACGGCAAGAAAACCTCCGTGACCGATTTTGCTTACCAGTTTTATAACCGGCTAAAAGCGAAAGGGTTGTCACATTTGTTTCGCCTCGTGAAAGGCGCCAGTAACAAAGACATGGATTCGCTTATTAAGGAGTCATACCCAGATAAGCGCAGCAAACTGGCGCATGGTGAGATCCCTTTATTAATGCTGCACACCAGTCGACTTAAGAACCGAGTGGTGGCCAGTTACTCTCGTGATGAATTCGGCTCTCGATATTTTCATTTGCCTGCATGGGCGGAAAGAGAGTGGTTCGATGAACTGACGGCTGAATTCATTGATGAAAAAGGCCAATGGATCTGCCCTGATAAGACGCGTAACGAGAGTTTTGATTTATGCGCGTATGCCGAAGCGGGGATGCACTTTCTTGGTGGTGATGACATCCATTGGGAAAGCGCACCACCTTGGGCGTCTGAATGGCAGATTAACCCGAATGTGATTGATGCTGACTTACAGCCTGTTTTCGAGCGCAAGCCTAAGAAACGTTATAACCACTCAAGAGGTATTTTCGGATGAGTTCAGTGATAACAACCAATCAAGAGCGTTTGCAGTGGTACCTCGAAGCCGAACAGAAAATATTACAGCAACAGTCTGTTAAGACGGCAGAAGATGAAGAGTTAACCTTGGCGAGTTTAGCTACGGTGCGTAAAGAGATAGAGCGTTTGCAGCGCATTATCGCTCTGCAAGCTCAAGGGGGACGACGCTCTATGATACGGAGAAATTATCTTGAGTAGCCAAAACTTGCTCGACAAGCTCGTGGCCGTATTCAGTCCTCGGAAAGGCTTGGAACGTGCCTACGACAGACGGCTTTTGAATAAATACAACGCAGCGCTCCCTCGAAATCCTCATACCAAAAAAGCCAATAAACAATCGAAAGGCGATTCAAATTCGTTGAACAAAGGCGCGAAAGCGGTGTATCAACGTGCAAGGCACATGGATGAAAACAACCCGTTTGTCACGGCCATTTTGGATGAGCTTTGCGCCAATGTGATTGGTCCGAACGGCATCATGGTCGAGCCTCAGCCACTGAACCATAACGGTGAGGTTCATATTGAATGTGCTCAGGCGATCATGATCTGGTGGGAGAACTTTTCTTTAAATCAAAACATCGATGCTGAACATTCTCGCGCGGAAACTGAGTGGCTTGCGGGTCGAACATGGTTTCGTGATGGCGAGGTGTTTTGTCGAATGTTCATGGGTAAGCACAGTGATTTGATTTACCCAACAGAGACGCCCTTTGCGGTACAGCCCTTTGAGCCTGATTTTATTCCTTCCCATATAACGGAAGCTGAAGGGGGGCTGTTTGAAGGTATTAAGCGAAATAAGCTCGGCCAGGCGATCAGCTATTTGATTCAGAGAGACTCAAGAGGGTTTGAGTTTGTTGATGTCGATGCGCAGTTTGTCTGTCATTTAAAGTTCACACGGCGCTTTCATCAAAACCGTGGTATTTCCCTTTTGCATTCCATTTTGGATTTAGTCGATGACATCGAAGATTACGACCAATCTGAGCGGATTAGCGCCCAGATAGCGAGTCGTTTTGCCTATTACATAAAACGAGATCCGACATTGAATTCAAATACATCGGACGCGTTCGATCGCGGCGGTGATTTGTTTTTAGGTATGGGGAATTCGTTTGAACTGGCACCCGGTGAAGATGCTGGGGTGGTGGAGAACAATCGAAAAGAAACCATGAGCAGTCCTTTTCGAAATGCTCAGCTGCGACTGGCCAGTGGGGGCGCAGGAGTGAACAACTCTAGTGTAACCCGAGACTACAGCAACGGCAGTTATTCCGCTCAGCGCCAAGAGTTAATTGATTCGTTCAGTCGCTATCGAGTGCTGCAGCGAAAGTTCGTTTTAGGTTGGACTCGCCCACAGTATCGACATGCTTTGCAGATGGCGATGTTAGCCGGTGAAGTAAACATACCCGCTGGGGTTAAGCGAGACTCTATTTTAAATGCGATCTATCAGGCGCCAGTGATGCCATGGATTGACCCTAGCAAAGAAATGGTAGGCGTCGAAAAAGGAACCCGTTTAGGTTTGCATTCCTTAAGTCATGCACAACGTGAACGTAATATTAACCCGTTGTCGACTCGTCGCGAAATTCAATCTGAACGTCAACAAATGAATGATATGCACATCGTAAGTACGTCGGACCCTGCTCATGCGGTGAAGCTCAACAATCAAAAAGAAGAGGCAAACAATGCCAAAACCAAAGAATAGCTGGTACACGCTTAAGAACGAAGCCGATGTGATTAAGATTTGGGTGCATGGAGATATCAGTGCTTGGGATATTGATGCAATGGAAATCATTGCGGCGTTGCAAGTGGCCAACAATAAAGAGGTTGAATTGCGAATGCTCAGTGGTGGGGGCAGCGTTTACCAAGGTCTTGCAATGTATAACGCACTGAAGGCGCATAAAGGAAAGGTGATGGGCATTGTTGATGGCATGGCCGCGAGCATTGCGACTTATGTCCTGCTTGCCTGTGACTCTATCTGTATGCCTGAAAATGCCATGTTGATGATCCATAACCCTACTATCGGAGCGTGGGGCGGTGAGAAGGAAATCAACTCAGCGTTTCAACAGTTGCAAGCGGCGACCAAGACCATTTCTGAAGCGTACGCTGAAAAGTCGGGTCAACCTCTTGAAGAGGTACTGACTGCCATGGAGAAAGAAACGTGGTTCACCGCGCAAGCCGCTAAAGAGTGGGGGATTGTTGATGAGGTGGTTGAAGCGGTCGACCTTAGTAACGCATTACTAAACCTCGATGAATCTGATTTTAAGAATTTCAAACAAGCGCCAGCCGAGTTGATGAATTCGCTAACGCAACAGGTGAATGAACCGACACCTTTAGCAGCGTCTGCTCAGCCAAATGAACCTCAAATAGACAAACCTAAGCAGGTAAGCGACATGCCGAAACCAAATGAAGAATTACAAAACGCTGTAAAAGCAGAGAACCAACGCCAAGCAGATATTCGTGCGTTGTGTGCTCAACATAAAGTCAGCGAGGCACTCACCAATGAAATGCTGGCTGACTTATCGTGCTCAGTGGGACAGGCATCCACTAAGATTTTAGAAAGTATTGGCAGCCAATCAGCGGCAGGTCAACAAGAGCCTGAAGCGAATCTGACGGCCACATACATGAGACTTAGCAACGGTAACCATGTCAAAGATGAACTGCAAAATGCGTTGAATGCACGTTGTGGTGTTGCGGATTTAGAAAAAGACAACGCGTTCGGTCATGAGTCATTACTGAACATGGCGCGTGCTTGCCTCGATGTGAATGCTCGAAGCGCCATCACCAAGAATGAATTGGTGAACCGAGCGTTTAACTCTGGTGATTTTGGCGACATCATCACCGAAGGTATCCGAACCGTGATGCGTGATGAAGCGCAAGCAAGAGCCCCGATGTGGCGTGAACTGGCTAACGTAGAGAACCTGACGGATTTTCGTGAAACTGAGCTAGTGATGGTTAATGACGCGCCGGATTTGATGAAAATATCGGAAGATGGTGAATACAAAGCGGCGGTCTTAAAAGGCAGCGGTGAGCGCATTCAGCTTGCGACCTTTGGGCGTGAAATCCAGTTCACTCGTCATGCCATCATTAATGATGAAATTGGTTTAGTGGCGAAGGTGCCTCGTAAATTCATGCAGTCCGGTTATCGTCTGTCAGATAAGCTTATGTTTAACGCTATCCTCGCGGGCAAGATGGCCGATGGTGGCAATGTCTTTAAAGTAGGTGAAGATAAAGACTGGGGTAATTTTATCAATGACATTCCAGCAGGAGATTACGCGGCGATGATTATGGCTCTGCATAAGGTCTTTGCGACAGCAACCACCATCCCACTCAGTGGTGAAGCAGGGCAAGGCGATGCGTTAGATCTTCGTGGTGAGGTTCTGATTGCGAGTCCAGACCATGCCTCAATGTTTGAAGCGGTTTTGAATACGGCGAGTAAACCGGATGCCTTTAACCCGGCTTATAGAAAATTCGGTAAGGTGATTGAAACTGCGCGTTTAGGCGAGGTGAATGGCGCTCTGGCACTAACAGGTAAAGACTTTGATACCGTAGTGATGGGCTTCTTAGATGGCCAGCAAGACCCATGGCTAGAAACGGGCGACGGTTGGAGCAGCGATGGTGCCAAGTTCCGCATTACTTACGACTTAATGTCGAAGGTATTGGATCGCCGTGGTATTGCCCAAGCGACCTTTGGGTAAAGCTTGGAAGAACAGTTTGATTTGATTCACAGGGTGAGCATTGCTCGCCCTTTTTAATGGTGACAATATGCGTTTAAGCGATGGGAAAAAGATTGTGGCGACCGTGCCAACGGGTGGTTTTAAGAAAGATGTCCCTTGTCTACTTGGAGCTTTATTAGTGGTGCCCAACTTTACGGCAAAAGCTGGTGAGACGGTGGTGTGTTACACACAAGGTCATTTTGATGGCCCGATTAAAGCCGGTGATAGCGTAAGCTTTGCATCCGAAGCGGCTTACTTTAAAAACGGTGAGTTTACCAAGACAAAGCCCACGGCATCGGGGGACGTATCTCAACCGGTTGGGGTGTTCATTGATGGTGGGGTGCTTCTGACTGGCGGTGTACTCACTGAGTTTGTGACTAACGACTCGTGATGAGTGAGTTTGAATCGGCTCGGCGTCTTATTCGTCAATCTATCCAACGCTGTTTTGGTCGTCCTCTTTTTTTGATGACACCACAAGGAAAGCAGATTGAAGTGATCGGATACATCCGAAGTCACGAGAAGGGCGTGAATCAAGTGTATTTACTGGCTACGGATTCTGAGCTCCCTGAAAGCTGTACTTTGCTTTATCGCGATAAACGGTACCGGTTAGTTTTTGATACAGCGGCTAAAAGTCCCAACGGCACGAGTCAGCTTATGAGGGAATATGTCCTGGTATTAGATCCCCAAGGTGCGCAGCATGAGTGGTCTGAATTTTAGTCGTTCCCAATTGCTTTTAGATACTGAGTTTATTCGTCGTTATGAAGCGTTTTCAGAAGAAATTCCGAAAGCAGTACTTCGCGCGGCTTCGCTCACCTCTCGATGGTTACGAGGGGTATCGATGGCAGAGCTTGGCTATGAGCTCAGTATTGATAACAAAGCGCTGCGTTCGCGATTTCGAGTGTACAAAAACGGTCGCGTGTCGAAGCTGTGGATTGGTGTTCGTGATATTGGTGTTCACCGACTGGGTAAGCCCGTTCAAAACCGCTTAGGTGTCCGAGTGGGTGAGCATTTTTTTGCTGGCGCGTTTATTTCTCCGATGGATAGCGATGAACTCTTGGTATGGCGAAGGCGCGGTAAGTCGAGATCTCCCATAGAAAGAGTCGACATCGATATTGCGGATGATGTTGATTCGATTGTTGAGAACTACTTACCCGATATTAATCGTAAATTTGAGGCGTTTTTTCATCGTGAATTCAAACACGTTCTTTCGCTCGCCGCGTGAGTGGGTCTTATTGGTGGTCAATCACTTAGAGCAGCGGCTTACGCTTAAGGTCGATACTGTTTATCGACGCCAAGCGGTGGAGTTGGCCCACACCACCATCAGTTATCACATTGGTGAGGCCGAGCCGGTGAATGAATATGCCAACGACGGGCGTCACCTTCATGACATTGAATTGAGGTTCTTGGTTGAAGTACCTATATCCATGGATGGGTTTGATTTGGAAGCGTTGGACGCTTCAACGCGTGTAGAGCGAGAATTGTTGAATCAACAATTTGGTGCGTCGAGCGATTTAGACGGTGCGGTAGTGGTGTCTAATCTTCCTAGCAAATTTGATCCAAAAAATGGGGTGTTTGCACGAACCGTGACGATGAAGCAGCGTATTCGATTAGGCCCAGTAGAAGAGAGCTGGCATTACATTGATGGGGGTTCCCACCATGCTAACCAAGCTGATGAAACATGTGAGCGCATTAGAGAAGAAGGTTCTTGAATTACATGAAGAGTTAGAAGAGAACAATCGCGCTTCGGCCAATCTACTGCGCCTAGGTGTTGTTGTGAAAGCAGAGGCTAACACCGTCGATATTCAGACAGGGGATAATCTTGTAAAGAGGATCCCTTTTTTTGTGCTTGCGGCAGGAAGGGTCAGCCATTATCGGCGCCCTTCAGTTAACGAGCAGTGTTTGCTGATGAATTTGGGAAGCGGTGACAACTTAAACAATGCCGTGGCGTTAATGGGATTACCTTCTACTCACTTTCAAAGCCCAACAGTCAAAGAGAACGAGGTGATGACCGATTACGGTAACGGCATGTCAGAGCTTTATAACCTCGATGACGGCTCTCTTATTTGCCGGTATCCAGGGGGCATGAAGATCTATGGTGATACTTGGCAAGATGGGGATTATCAAGCAACGGGAGAGGTCACCGATCATACTCGTTCGATGCAAGCTGACCGAGAGATTTATAACGAACATGAGCATCCAGGCATACTTCCTGGTCCTGCGAAAACCAAGCCAACGGAGCAACAACAATGATTGGTATTGATCCCAAAACAGGACAAACCGTAACCGGTGCCAGCGCCTTGAGCTGTCGTTTTGCAAAGGTACTAACGACAGAAGTCAGTTCACGAGTAAAACGTCGAGGTGTTGGCAATCGAGCGGTTTCGCGTTTGGGAAAGCAGCAGACACCCACCGAAGCCATGATAGTTCAAAATCTAACGTTAGAGGCTTTATCCAATCCATTGAATGGGTTAACGGACTATCAAGGCATTCAGTGCCAAGCCCTCCCACACTTGAATGGATTCAGAGTGAAAGTCTCGGGAACATGGCGCGGTGAACCTCTGCAATTGAGTGGGGCATTATGAGCGATAAACCTCAAGCTTTCATTGAGCCAAACTTTGAATCTTTGCTGAATGAATACATCAATTTTGCGGTGGAATATTGCGTTCAGCGAGATGAAGATAAAGCGAAACAATTACGCGAGGCCTTTAATAATCAAGGTGAGCTGCTCGCTCAGGTGACACAAGCGTTTGTCTTAAAACGAACCGCTGAAATACGAGAGCAGAATCATCAAGCTTTGCAGATGTTTCGTAAGTACGTAACCGATACCGAAATGGTGGATCTGTTGGCGTTGCAATACAGTTTAAAGCGTCAGGTCATAGAAGCCGGTGATGATACTGTTTTTCCCGCAAAGCCTGTAGTCATGGAGTCTAATGAAAGCCTGCTTCAACGTTTTGATTTAGCGCCTTTCCAGTTTCATACCACGGGCACTCGGCTTGGTTATCGTTTTCATGCTATGACTTTAGAAGAGCGGCCAACCATTACGGTGAATTCTGAAAAAGATGCTCTGGTAATGCGTTATGAGTTTCCTGAAACCTCCTTACCTAATCCTATCAAAGATGCGCAAGCTAGGATGCTAGAACCTAATTCAGGCAAAGTTTGTGTGGCGTTATTAAGCCGCACATCACCCAATGGTGTTCCAAGTGCGGCCTTGCTTGAAAGAGCAAGGCAATACTTAAACCGCGATGACATCGCGCAAGAGTCGGATGAGGTCACGGTAAAAGCGGCAACGCCTAAACCTTATCAAATTGAAGTGACGCTTTTTACAGGAGCGGATCCCAACAATGAGGTCGAAAAGGCGTCGGCGGTCGTTGTGGCTTGGCAGTTTGCCGAAAATGCACAAAGGCTTGGCGGCATTATTGACCGGGAAGAAGTGGCCCATATCTTTTATGAGCTGGGTGCGAAACGGGCCAAGGTTCAAGCACCGGCAGTGGATGTGGTGTGCGCTTGGGATGAAGCGCCACATTGTACGGAGGTGATGGTGAATGTCCGATCTGAATAAGGCGTTTCTATCGGTCCAGCCCAATAATGCTTCTCTTATTGAAGAGGCTTTAGAGTTTGCTTGGACAGAACTTATTCAATCCACTTTTTGTCCGTATCCCAACCTTAAACAACCTTTATTGACGGAGAAAACCTTTGTGGTTTTGCTTGCGGGTGAGCGAGGTGTAACGGATTGGCAGCCAAAAGACACGCTAGCAAGTCAACGTAAAACGGTGGATAAGGCGTTTGATATTCATCGAAAAGCAGGAACGCGTTTTGGTTTGTCTATTGCACTGGATGCGATTGATTGTGATGTGGAAGTGACACCTTGGCATCAAATGCAACCAAGACACGCGCCGTATCATATTGAATGTATCGCATGGCAACGAAACCAGCCGCTTGATAAGGCGGCGACAACCCGAATCTTAAGTCGTATTGAGAGCACGAAGTCTGAGCGAGACACGGTTGATTTCATTATGGCCCTTGGCGTTGAATTTGGGTTTGAATTTTCAGCGGTGAAGCAAAATAGCGTTATTGCGAAAGACGATCACTGCAGCGGTAACATTAAAGCCTCATCAGGCTTTGCTCCTCTGTCTTGGGGCGCAGCCACACGTCTAATTATTACAACTGATTTTGAATTTGGAGCAGTAGCATGAGTTATGTCGTGCAATACACCGATGCGGGGCTCGCTGAGCTTATTAGCGCTCGCCACCAAGGGCTAAAAGGAGCAATTAAATACATTGCTGTGGGTGATCGTAGTTATACACCGACGACAGATCAGAATGCGTTGAAAAACGAACTTCAACGCGAAGTGATTTTAGATTGGGAGGAGCTCAGCCCTACACAATTGAGAATGGGCGCCGTATTCAAAGGCAGCCAAGAATATGAAGTGCGTGAAGTGGGGTTCTTTTTAGAATCCGGTACTTTGTTGGCGGTGTATTCAGCCCCGAATACATTACTGACATACAAATCGGCGAATTCGAGTTGGTTACAGAAATTCACACTGGATGTGTCGCCACTGCCGAGCAGCAGCGTGACAATCGAGGTCGGGACCGAGAATGTGAATTTACTGATGTCTGAAGAGGTGCTGACCACTGCTATCACAACGATCTCTTTGGGAACAACACAAATTAAAATAGCTCATCAGCATTTGTTGCTTAGTGAGCGGCTAAGAACGGAGCTAGGTTAATGAGTATCGAACAAAAGATTACAGATTTACAGCGAACTTCGGCAGAGCAGACAGCAGCTTCACAAGCGTTGTCGCAAGAAGTTGCAGGAAAAATGGGGGAGATTGATCAAAAAGTGGTTGAAGCCAAAGATAGCTTTGATCGTTGGCGTGATGACGTTCAAGCAAAAGATATCAATGGTCAAAGTGTCTATAAGTCGGTGATTGATTTAACGGGGTTGAGTACCGACCATTTTTATCCAGTCTGGTGGAGAATGCCAGATAATGAAGAGGGGTGCTCACGAATCACTATTTCAAGAGGGTCTTCGGAAGACCGAAATCTGGCTCCTTTCGGGCAAGGGGCTTTTATTGCAGGGTTAAATCTGCAAATAGAAGGTGTGGGATCTTTCTGGAGTGGGGATGCAAATTACCTGACCATCAAACGATTTTCTCAAACCTACCGAAAAACTGTCCGAGCAGTTCAGTTTGGTATGAAATGTATTGCTCGCCCCATTAGCAATGTTAAGCCTTTATATGCAGGGTATGAATCCGGGCAGGTCGTAGACCATTCTTGGCGAAGTGGGTGCTACCTCAGAGGTGGGCTGACTTATCACGTAAGAAAAAGTTTCGATGGCCAGCTCTGGTATAGCCGAGAGGATGGGGAAGTGTCAGCAGGAATATTTTCACCTGCAAATTTTGAAATTGAATGGAAAGTTAAGGCGTATCATATCGATGATCCATTTCTTGGCTCTGACTATGAAGAGCATCGTCTAGCTTATACGTTAGATTACGATAAACGTTATGCAAGAAAAGACTGAGGGCGACATGAGTTACTATATCAAAGAGTTGACTTATTCTAATGGAGAGACACTTTACAATGTGCCCGCAGAACTAGGCATTTTGATCGAAATGGGCTTTAGTGAAGATCGAGCTTCAGAGATTTGCCTAGAGGCTGAACATGAGGCGCTATGGGAACTTATTCGAGCAGAGCGTCATTCAAAGCTTATGGAGACGGATTTTACTCAAGTGGGTGATGCTCCAATTACAGATGAAAAGAAGCTTGCGTTTGCAGCGTACCGTCAAGCGCTTCGCGATTTACCCCAAAACTTTTCCAATCCAAATGACGTCATTTGGCCAGAAAAGCCAACCCAATAAACCGCTTCTCATAAGGCGGTTTTTTTGTATCTAGACAAAGCCCTTTGCAGCAATGTGAAGGGCTTTTTTATTGGAGCGTTTCTCTGTGCAGAAATCAAAAGTAAAAACATTGGAATACCCGATCATCAAAGAGTTTCGATTGAATGGTCGTTGGGTGTCTCCAAATGAAAAAACTATCCACCTTTTGCCTCAACAAACGGTCTTCCTTATCCAAAACGGGAAATTAGGGCCAGCGATTGAAGTCAAGGTGTCGTCTAAATCCACGGAAAAAGAGGGCAAGTAATGCTCACGCCAATCCAAGATTTTGAGCTCAATGGGGTAGAAGTTAACACCATTGAGCCTCAACCAAGCATGGGACCACTTGCATTGCAGGTGGTTCATTTAATTGGTACCGCCCCAAACAAGAATACGGGCTTGAGTTATAACGAGCCAACGCGTTTATGGAATTACAGTCATGCGATGTTATCGCTTGATAGCGTTGGGACCAGGCAAGGCACATTGCCTAATGTGGTTCGCTACTTACTTGAATACGTTAAGTGCATTGTGTACGTCACGATTGTAGAAGCCAATGCGGACGCATCCGTGACTGAAGCAAATATCATCGGCGGGGTAAACAGTTCTACAGGGGCGATCACCGGCCTTGAAACCGTTAAGGCGTGCGCTGAAACGCCAACCATTATTGCGGCGCCAGGCTTTAACTCGAAAGCCGTGGGTCAAAAGCTGGCGCTTATTGGTCGTGATGTTCGTTGTCGTCCGGTTCTTGATGGCCCAAATACCAATGATATGGCAGCTGCAGAGTTTGCCGCTGAATTTGGCTCGGAAGGGACGGGACAAGATAAACTGTCGATTATCGACCCATGGTTTTTGAAAACCTATGACGGCGTGCAATCTCTTATGCCTGCTTCTATTGCTTTGGTGGCAGCGATGGCCTCGGTTGAAGGCTGGGAGAGTCCGCAAAATCGAGGGGTACTTTGTGATGAAACTGCTCGTAATGTTTCTTACAAAATTAACGATAAAACCACTCAAGCCAATTTCCTGAATAAGCATGGCGTGGTGACGATTGCTCGCACACGAATGGGGGGAATGTCGATTATTGGCAACCGCTCTAATACTGGGCGCTTTCTTTCTCATGTCGGTTTGGAAGATTTGATGGCACGTAAGCTGGAAGAAACCAGCCAACCGCTGATGGGTAAGCAGCTTACCGAAGAGTTCATGGATCAAGCTGTTGACCGTTTAATGAACTGGGGCCAAAACTTGGTGGCTCAGAGCGTTATCCCAGTATTCAAAGCATTCCTGCACCCAAGCAAAAACAACCTAGAGAATTATACCTCTGGGCGTTGGTACTTGTGTGTCAACTATGGTCGCTATGCTCCGAATGAGCACATGGTCTATGAAATGAGTGTAGACAACGGCCTTATCGAAGCGTGGCTAGAGGAGGTCATCAATGGCTGATCGTATTCGCATGCGGCTCTCGGCGCAGATTGAATCTGTGCCGCTGATGAACGAAATCGTGGAGTTCACTCCGGTTGATATCAAAACCAAGACGGTGTCTAACGAGGGCTCGTTTGTCGAGTCTGAAGATGTCGTGGGCTTTGAGCCGCTTAAGTGGACGCTTAAAGTACGTGGTGATCACCAAAAAATCCAAAATGCACTTGGCCGCTTCTTGATGGATAACGCTCAAATTAACGTGACGGAAAAAGGCAAAGGCACCGATCAGGCGAAGTACCAAGAGGTTTACTCGATGTACGGGCCAATCACCAACATCAAAAAAGATGCAGTGAAGATGGGAGAAAAGCCAACCGTAACCATTGAAGGTACCTGTAAAGCATACAAACTCACCGATACGGGTACTGTCATTCACGACATTAATGTCGATACGGGCAAGACCGTCGTTGGCGGTGTGGATTTGATGGGGACAGCGGGTATTAGTTAGGAGAGGTGTTGATACACCTCGACCAGTGGCAGGGGGAATGGTCGTTTGTTTTTGTCTTGCTCGACTGCTTTGATCTTGTTAATGCGAATAACTATTGGTTATTTTGGCTTAAAAGAGTTTATTCCCAAGCTATCGTAAAGCCACCCGCATCCCAGTCGTCCGGGAGCGTGTAACCAGAATCTACCAATGATGAGATTATGGGTTTTATCACGGCCTCTACGACAGGCTCTTCACCATCGCATAGTTCAAACTCGTTTAGAGAAATGTAAGCTGAAAAGAGTCCAAGTGCGGAGCGGCGGTGAATTTCATTCGTAATTTGGTTCAGTAAACTCAACTGAAGAGAGTCTTTACTCGCTAATGCTTTTTCTTTTGCTTCGCTTGCGTTTGGAAGTTTCGATTGCGTAGGTTGTTCTTTTAAAAATGAAGCGCTCAAACGACTAACAATCTCGGAGTTTACGGAGATATTGTGTTCGTTTGCTGCTAAATGAAGGTTTTGCTTTAGATCTTCTGGCATACGTACGTTTATTTGGGGAGGACGTTGGCTCATATAAAATTCCTGAAAACAATCTTTGGCAATAATAGCCACTTACTACTATTCTTCAATGGTAGCACTTGGCTACTATTGTGGGGCAGGAGAAAGAAGGTGGGTGATTACAAGTGTAGAAACGAAAAAACCCCAATGCGCTAACACTGAGGTTTAGATTCAATTCAATATTCCTTGGAGGGAAATATGAGAAATGAACAAGTTAATATTCTAACACCGAATCAGATGCCTGTCATTGCAGGTATAGATATACGTGTCGATGATATGGGCCGTTACAACTTAAATAATTTACATAGAGCGAGTGGCTTTGGTAGCAATAAAGCACCAGCTCAATGGTTAAGGACTCAGCAAGCGAAAGAGATAGTTCGAGAAGTGACCGATATGCAGATCTGCACATCGCCTTTGAATATTATAAAAGGTGGGAAGAGCCAAGGAACATTTGCTCATGAGTTAATAGCTGTTTCTTTTGCAGGTTGGCTTAGCCCCCGTTTTCAGTTAACAGTCAATCAAGCATTTTTAGACTCTAAACAAGCAGAACGCCCTGAACTAACCACAACCGAGATATTAGAGATTGCTTTAGAAGCCTCAAAAGAGCGTGATGTTCTTAGGGTAGAAAACAAAGAACAAGCTGAAAAAATCGAAGGGCTTGAAAATCTATTTAAAGGTGGATTGACCGCTCCACAGTTTGGCCGAATGCTTAATGGTATTAACGTCCAACGAATCAACGCTTTTCTTGTTGAATTAGGATGGGTGTATAGAGAGCGTGGTAAAAAGTCTGGTTATCGTGTTGCTAGTTATGCAAGAGATAACTATATGACAGAAAAGGAGAACGTGATCTCTATGCATGGGTACGACTCTTTTGTAACAGCCACGCCAATCTTGCTACAAAAAGGCGCTACCAAGTTATATGAGCTGTATCTAAAGGGTAAGTTACCAATGAAGAAGAATTGGGATAGTGAGTACACCCATCTTAAGCTTAGTAAGGAACTGGTGGCAGCATGAGTAAAGCTGATAACCCAGAATGGGAAGATATTGAGCACGCTCTTATATCATTTCGCAGTATTTCTTCAATGCTCTGTATTGTGCTTGAAGGCCAAGAGCGAAAAACGGATCAGTATTCAGCTATTGAAGGTGTTATTCAGCTAGCTGATTTTCAAGAGCGCAAGCTAAGTAATTTGGTTTGTCAGACTCACTAACCTTATCCAATCAAAACCTAAGCCACCCAAATCGGGTGGCTTTTTTTATGGAAAAATTCATGAAAAATCAAAGCAAACTGACTTTCTTCTCGCGTGAAAGCGTGACCCTTAAAACGATCCCTGTTGCGCAGTTCCGTAAGCTGCCGCACATCGAAACCGAACAAGAACTCACGGCCAAACAGCTATTCGAACAACGCAAAGCAGTGATCATGGCGTGCAGTGATGTGTCCAAAGAAGAGTTCGAAACCTTATCGGTGCCTGACTTCAATCAGCTCTATGACGACATCTGTGATTTGATTCTAAAACCATCAGATGAACTGCGGGGTGAACAGCTTAATGGTAAGTCGGTAGAGTTTGCCTTGCTGTATCCTTTCGAAAATGAAGTGGGTGAAAAGATTAATAAGGTGAAGTTTGCCATTCCTAAAGTAGCGCATTCTGAAGCGTTGGCGGACATCCTTGAAGAGCGAGCGCGTGAAGACTTCATGTTTGAGGTGATTACGGGTTTGCAAACGTCCGATCTTGATTTTCTCTCAATCAATGATTATTTGGCGCTAAAACCGCAGGTGGGCGCTTTTTTTCAACAATCGGCGGCGTACTTTCGCCCGATGACGTTGAGAGCCTAATCGACCTTGTTCCAATGCACCGAAATACATCTGAATCTGAACTAAGGCGATGGCCACAAGATGTCGCGGTGCGCCGTTATGAGCTTATCCTCGCCAAACTTGGGGTGAAATAATGTCCGAGAAAATTAACCTCGTTCTTAATACCACCGTCAATGGTCTTGAGGACATTGTTTCAACGACCACAGCCACAGAGCGGTTAACCGCCGCACTTGAAAGCCAACGTGGCGAGGTGATCTCACTTAATGGCAAGCTCAAGCAGTTAAATGGTTTTGAGTCTGCCAGCAAGCGAGCGGCTAAGTTGGCCGGTCAGCTTGATGATGCTAAAGCAAAGGTGACTCGCCTTAGTCAAGAACTGGAAGACAACAAACAGCGAACTTCGGGCCTTCGGGTTGAATACAGTAAGACACAAGCGGAGATAAAAAGCCTCAACTCCCAAATGAAAAAGGCCTCGGGCGAAGGGGCCATTGATTTAAAGAACCGGTTATACGAAGCGCAAAAACGGCTAGATTCGTTTAACGATGAGATTCACCAGGGCAAGGTGAAAACCAATGAGTTGAATGCGGCCTATAAAGCGGCAGGTAAACGAGTTACCCAGCTAACCGATAGCAAAAACAAGCAGCGCGATAAACTCAGAGGGTTGGGCGCCGCGTTAAAAGAGTCGGGGATCAATACTGGTCGTTTGAGTGATGAGCAAAGAAAGCTCGAAGCTCAGGCAGAAAAGGCCACAGCTGCTATCGCCAAACAAAATCGTCACTTGAAAGAGATGAAATCAATTCAATCACGAATTGATACTCGTGATGCAAAGCTGAGTGAGATTGGTGGTCAAGCGACGTCGCTTGCCATGGCTGCTGCACCAATAGCGGCCACGGTGTGGTCGGCAGTTAAAAACGAAAGCTCGTTTGCTGATGTGAAAAAGGTGGTCAATATGACCCCTGAAGAAGCAGACGCTATGCGTAATTGGTCGCTAAAAACCTCCACTGAAACACCAATGAGCGCCAATGATATCAACGCCATGTTGGCAGCTGGTGGGCAAAGCGGCATCAAAGACAAAGCTGAGTTAAAACAGTTCGTGCTCGACTCTGCTCAAATGGGTGTCGCTTTCGATCTGGAAGCAGGTCAAGCGGGTGAAACGCTCGCGGTATTTAAAGCTGCATTAGGGTTAGACCAAAATGGTGCAATGGGCCTTGCTGGCCTTGCCAACCATCTATCGAACAACTCGAATGCGAAAGCCAAAGACATTGCAGGCGTGATGGCTAGGCAAGGAGCGTCTGCCAAAATGGCGGGGTTCTCTGCTAATGAAGCCGCGGCGCTTTCGGCGTCGATGCTGTCTGCAGGTATGGGGGAAGAACGTTCTGCAACCGCACTTAAGAATATCTCAGGTCGCCTTACTCTTGGCGGTGCGGCAACCAAAGCGCAACAATCGGCGCTTTCTACTGTCGGTTTTGACTCTGTTGATCTTGCTTCATCAATGCAAAACGATGCTTCGGGTACGTTACTGCAAGTACTTGAAGCCATTAAAGATGCGCCACTAGAAGAGCAAAGCGCGTTAATCACCCAAATCTTTGGTGAAGAAGCTAAAGGGGCCGTGGCCTCACTGGCGGGAAATACGGATCTATTTCGTAAAACACTCAAGTTAGCCAAGCAAGGGCAAGACGTTCATATCCAGTCATTACAAGACGAATATGAGGCACGAATCAACACCAGTGAAAATGGTATTTCTCAGTTTATCAACAAGGTGAACCGCTTAAGCGTGCTCATTGGTACCGCTCTTTTACCCGCGCTCAATTGGGTGCTTGAGCCATTAGGTGATGGCATCAACTTGCTAGCGGACTTTGCCGAAGCCAACCAAGGCGTTACGGCTGCAGTGGGAATTGGTGTCGCGGGCTTACTGGCGTTCAAAGGCGCAATGCTAGCAGGTAAAGCGGCCTCACTTATCTTTGGTAATACTCTCGATAAAGGGCGCTTGTTTCGAAAGGGGTTAAACCGAGAGACGCAGCAGAGTGGCCGCGCAGCGGCATTTGCAACCAAGCAATTGAGTCGGTTGAATCAAACCATGATGAGCCTGGGCTCTGGGCGTGGTGGTAGAGGAAGTGGCGGGCGAGGTGGCGGCTTAGGGGCGAGTGGTAGACAGTCAAAAAGCCGAATGCCTCCACGCAAGTTACGTTCACGAAACCCATTAGCGCGAGCCTACAACATGGCCAGCACCATGATGACCTCTAATAAAGGGGCATTACCTTTGGCATTGGGTGGGGGAGCATTGGCCATGACGCCGACGATTGCTATGGCTCAAGACGGTATAGGGTTGGCTGGAGATATTGCACAAGGCGCAGGGAAGATGGGGCTAGGTAAATTACTCAGGCCGCTTGATATGGCGATTAGTGCCGGCAACATTGTAACGGCCGTCACCGAAGGCGATACCAAAACCGCCTTGGCCGAAGGTGGTGGGCTACTTGGCAGCATGGGTGGCGCCAGTCTTGGAGCGACTATCGGCACAATGGTGTTCCCGGGTATTGGTACCGTGATTGGCGGTTTAGCCGGTTCACTATTAGGCGATCTTGGTGGTGAGTTGTTAGGAGGATGGTACGGCGATAAGCTGGATTCGCCCGACGACAAACTCATGGCCTCGGAAACCGTGTCTGAAAAGTTGGTCGAGAAAGAGAAAACCGAAACTCTCGCTCGGCAAACACCCAACGTTACCTTTAAAACCGACGTCGCTATTCAAGCCGCACCAGGCATGGATGAACAGAAAATTGCAGCTCAGGTTACCGCTCAAATTGACCAACAAATGAAGTCTCAATATGACTCTTTAACGGGGCTTACCATCGACGATTCCATTAACGTATCTGCTATTGATAGAGGTTAACCATGCATCATTTAGTGATCGGGGAGTTCGTGTTTTCGGTTGGAGATAAAACGCCCATAACGAAGTTTGATAGAACCACTGCGGGCGCTTATTCCGAAGTCGGCCTCATTGATAATGCGCGTTCAGAGCGAACTGGCAGACCACTTGAAACGATAGACATCACAGCCAAATGGCTTCAATACAGCGCGGCTAAATCAGTGGATGCGATTCGTGCCTTGATTGATGAGCCTCAACAAGTGAGCGATGGTCAAGGTTTTAACCTTGGCCGTTGGACGATTAAGCAGATTAAAGAGGGGCGCAGTGAGCTTATCCACGATGGTCGCGCCATGGTGACTGATATGTCTTTGCAGCTACTGGAGTTTCGTGGATGAAAATATTTGCGCGTAAAGGGGAATTAATCACCGATTTACTTTTTAAACAAACAGGCCAAGACAGTGATCTGTTAGAGATCGAGTTTTATCGCCTTAATCCGCATGTCCGTGGTGATGCCTTCACTGCGGATACCAATGTCCATATTCCTGAAATATCCACTGTGAAACCCACTCAATCTGTTACGAGGTCTTGGGATTAATGTTCAAACTAGTAGGTAAAAATAGCGAATTTTTATTGGCTCGCCTTAAATCCTGGCGCCTATCTGATGGCAACGGAATTGAGGGCGATAGCCTTTCTTTAACGATCAATTCTGATGATATTGACGGTATTCCCCCGAAAGGTGAGAAGTACACTGTGTATTTAGGGGAGGTGCTACGTGATGAATTTCAAATATCGAAACGTTCAATCAGTTTACATCCGCGTGAAGTCGTCTTGGTGCTATCGGTCGCCCCATTCAGTATTAAAGATGAAACCGGTTATCGAGAGCGTAAGTCGATGAGCTGGGACAACACAACACTTGCTCAAATCGTGGCGGATAATGTTGCCCCTCATGGCTTTCAAGCTTTTGTTCATCCGAGATTACAAAAAATTGAAATCGAGCATATTGATCGCACTGATGAAAGTACACCGTCATTCCTTTATCGACTGGCCAAACAATATGATGCCGTCGCCAAGCCTATCGATGGCCGTTTCATATTTGCTCCCAAGGGAGAAGCAAGAAGTGCAAGTGGCAAAGATATTGAAACCGTTACATTGTCACAACCTGGTGGTAATAACCCGAAGTTGCCCAATTTCACCAATGTAAGTATCGACCTCGATGGTCGAACGAATGTCACAGGCGTGAAAGCATTTTATCTTTCGACTGAGGACGGCACTCGACAGGAAGTGAGAAAAGGTAAGGCGCCATTTAAATCGATAGGTAAAGACAGAAACAGTCAACAAGAAGCAGAGCAGGCATGCGCGAGCGAACTTAGACGAATGCAGCGAGAGGGACGAAAGCTCAGTATCGAAGCGCCGCCAAACCCAGCGGTATTTGCGGAGGGGCTATTGATTCTCGATAGCTCTTTCCCTGGTGCATTCCAAGGAACGTGCTCAATAGACAGCGTTTCGTTTTCAGGCCAAGGCTTACAACCAAGGCGCATGAGTATTAAAGCCACCTTAACGGGAGAATAGAATGATTAAGTTGAATGCCGGTGTTCATCATGCCGCTACTGTTCGCTGTAAGATTTCCGAAGCGCAAATTAGAAAGCACTCGAAAGACCCAAGAGTGACGCAGTTGAAAGATGAGCGTTATTCGCTTTACTTGCGTTTTCGTAAGAATCGAGAGCAGGGTTCGTGGGTTTATATGGAATATAAAGACGGTGATCAGAGGCCTCATACGCTAGGGAAGTACCCGAACCTCTCAGCCCCTCATGTGTTTGATGTACTCAATTATTACGTCTTAGATCTCGCTCAGGGCAAAAGAGCGATATTTAATGAGTTTGAAACCGTCGATGAGTTGTTGGTTTGGCATCTAGACAGAGAGAACCGGTCGCAGCACTTATCTGCAGAGCGGATCATCTCGCTCAAATGTATGGTTGACCTTCACCTCGTGCCCAGACTGCATGGGGAAAGAATTGCTGAGCTGACTCATCGGAAAATTGAGAAGTTGTTGATGAAACCGCTAAGGGAGAACAACTACTCAATCAGTTATATTCGCTCTATCTTTCAGGCTTTAAAGGTTGCCTTCAAAAAGGCGAAGAAGTTAAAGATGATAGGGCATAACCCATTAACCGATATGGTGTTTACAGATTTCATCACGGCCAAAATTGAAGCAAAGGGATGCAGCCTTAAACCAGGCGATGCTCAAGAGTTATTGGAAGGGCTTTGCACATCAGATCCTTTTGCCCGAGTTCTAGGTCTACTGATGCTTAGCCATGGTTCACGTATTGGTGAAACGCGTAAGGCCAAATGGTGCAACGTCTGTTTCAAAACTAAGCGATGGAAAATCCCTAAGCATGATACGAAGACAAAACGAGAGGTCATTTACCCATTAACAGACGAGATGGTCGAACTGTTAAAGGCGTTTAAAGCATGGCAGTTAGCTAACTATTACAAGGGTAACAATGTCTTTCCACAAACCAAACGAGATAAAGCACCAATATCTCGCGTCAGCGCTACGGAGTTAGTTAAAACGGTATCAAAGGGTAAATGGTGTGCTCATGACCTAAGGAAGCTAGCGAGAACTATCTGGGCTGATATAGGTATAGATTACCTAGTTGGTGAAACGCTGCTCAACCATGCCAAAGGAAAACTAGACCAGGCATACATCCATACTCACATTGAACTGCAAAAACTTGAAGCACTAAGATCCTATCATCAATGGCTAAAAAATTGCTGGCGGTCATGTTATTTGCCTACATTTGAATAATTTGGTCATGGCAAAAAGATCATCTAGATCAATCATTAAAAGACATTTAAATATGAATAGCAGAGGACAGTATTAGTATGGGTAATTTTGAGCAAAAAAGTGATTTGAGTCACGTTTTAGTGGCGGCTGCGCGACTTGCTCCGCACCAGGTGAAATGGGTGAGGTTGAGTAAGACACAATTGAGAGTATTGGATTCGATAAAACAGCATGAGGAAGTGACAGCGCAACTTATTGCTAAGCGATGTGATTTGTCACCAAGTTGGGCAAGTTCTCTTTTGAGAAGTTTATATCTGAGATGCTACCTAACAAGAGTAAACGTTGGGTTAGATTTTGGTGGAGTTGAGTTTCGGTATCGTCGTTTGGTTTCTCGCTGAACCGTATCAAACAAGCGTTTGATTGTGCTGTCGCTGTTATGAGAGCTCACGGGTGATTTTAGATTATGTATATAAATTAATTAGATAGGTTCTTCTGGAGCCTATAAATGTTCAAACGGGTCCACACCGCGCGAAATGAAAATTTTTCGGGTTGTATGGTCACCACCAGCCCTAAGATTTTTACAATATGGCTGGAAGAACCAAGACTGAGCGTGATGCGTAACGCCAGTGAATTCGATCAATGCCTAATATTTGTCTGGTTAATTTTATAAAAATTGCAATTCCATCTCACATATGAAACAAATTGGAATATTTGGTTTGGAGGTCATAAATGGATCGAGCATATAATGAGACATCAGACAATATTGAATACGCTTTTATGCTCAAAGAGTTTCCAAAAGCATATATTGAAAAATCAAAGTACTTTTGTCCCAATCCACTTTGTCGATACGTAGCCATTCCTTGTTCATATAAAGAGCATAATGTTTATCAGCCATATTATAAGTATCTCGATGGACATAGCATGGGGTGCTGCTTCTCACCTGAATTTGGAGGTAGAGAAGCTATTGACGCTAAAGGCAGAAAGCATTGGGTTTTGCCTAAAGTCGTTGAGATCACGTTACCAAAAGATGACAGTGAACTAAAAAGAAGCGGTGGACCCGGTTCCGGCAATACATTAACAAATACAGAAAATGGTAATTCGACTGGCAAGAAGGGCAACGGTAAGGGGCAGGGTAAGCTTTCAAGTAGTGTCGCAGCGGCAACAATTTTTTATATGCAAGATGTTGAGAATAACGCCTTGGAGCCATTGACGTTACCTGATGTCAAAGGTAAATATCGTTCTGTGTTTCAACAGATTTTTAATTGGAGCAATATAGAGTCTTACAAGCCGGGTCACATTTTTTACGCAGACCTTAGGTATACCTCTGAATTATTCACCTCTAAGGACGTCATTTCTATAACTCTAAATGTGAAAGAACCTCAAAGTTCAAAATGGTTTGAGTTAAAGCTATGTTGTAGCGAGTGGTCTAATCGTGAACGTAATGCAATCGTAGATGAACTGAAAAGAGCTCAGAGATTTGCGGCGCTGGCACAGAAAAAAAACGAAGTAGCTTCAGTTTACTTTATTGGTAAACAAAATGAGTCTGAGAAGCATATTTTTGAATGCGATTATGCCCAGTTCCTATATGTGTTTACGGGAGAGCGAGTAAAATTAGAAAACAATTATTGGGGCTTTAACAGAAAGGTGGAGATAACTGTTCCGCCAGTCGAAAGTTCATCACGCGTCCAACCTAACATACCTTTCGTCGAAGAAATTGAAGAAAACCTACCTCCACTAAACGAATATTTAGGGGACCCTATAGAAATCCAGCAGCTTAAACTGGATGATAACCATGAAGCGTCAACCTCTGACAATAGTTCCAATATTCAGTCTCATGAAGTCATTGATAGTTTGAACTCACAAACCTCAACAGAACCCCAAATAACTGTGGATGTCGACAAAGCAAAACAAAAAACGGTGACTGTTGATGTTAAGCCAGAGGCAAGCGCCAAACTTGATAAGCATCCAATAAAGCCCGTGGTTGAGAAGCCCTCAATTTTTAAACAAGTATTTGATAAAGTGGCTAGCTTTTTTGTCGATCAATGAGCACAAAGTAAGCTGTTATTTAAAGATACCCAACTTATTCCTACTTGGGTAAAGCTTAATAAAGCTAGCCTAGATGTTGCGAGGCGAGTTATGCAAGTTGTTGATTTTTGGAAAGTAGAAGAGTCATACAAACGACTAAGGCACCAATTGGCGCCTTTATCTATTCAACTCAACAATTTTTCCCTTCGCCGCTAACAGCATTGCCAACCTAGAATTCGCTGTTTCAGCAATTTTCGCGTAATCCTCAATAGAAAAGTAACCAGGCTCACGCAACAGTTCTGGAATTCTTGAACGCTCAAACACCATGACATCATCACCAACCGGAACAGTGCCGATCACGCGGCTATTTTCTAATGTCATTAAAAGTTTGGTGGTAACACCGGGTGGAGTTGAGGTAGGGAGCTGATTGGTTTCGTTGTTCCAGTATCGCCAAAGAACATCATCACATTCATTTTGGTATTGGATCACTTTGTCGCGGATTTCTTTGCGGACTCGATTAGGTTGGAGTGTTTGGAGCCAGCCGAAGAGTTTTCGAAGCGGGATGCAGAGTAAATCGCGGTTTTTAGAATCTTGAGCAACTGTTGCTATAACAGCAACACTCCATCTCTCTTTATTACTACCAAGTTTGCGGGATTGGTAACTCCAATCTAACCCCATACCTTCAACAATTGGCTTCATTGGTATGTGGGCCTCGCTATCGTGGTTGATAACGATTAGGTTTGAACCGTGGAAAGGTACATTGATTTGGTTAGGCATAAGAGCCTCCATCTACGTAGTTTTATGTAAATATCACCACGCAATATGACCAAACATTGGGTGGTGAACTGAACAGAGTTTGGTCATACCGTCTACGCAGGAAACGGCTCGCCGAAGCGACTCCATCCAGCCCACCATAATTTGGGTGTGCTAAAACGCGCGCATAAAAAAACCAGCAGAAAGCTGGCGAATACGCGCCTACGTAAAAATTTCAGGTGACCAAACCTGTCATTGGATTTTGCCAATGAAGTTTCATTATGAGTCTATGAGTGTAATAAATCAAGATGCAGAATAGTGGGAATTTAAAGGTAAGTGGTTGTGTGGTGGTAGATTAAATGAGATTGGTCTTACCGCTCCAAGGCTACGGTGCGCCGAAGCGCTCTCACCTAATCTACCAAAGAGAAGGAAACTGAGTAGCGTTGGTCCTACCGCTACAGGCAAAGCGGGCCAGCCAAAGCTGCACTACTCAGTGTTGCTAGTTAAGGGCTACCTGTTTCAGTCCCATTGCACAAAATGCACTATGCAGAAATATTGTAAGTATCATGGTGCATATTGGCAATGCTTTAAACGGCAAAATTGGATCAATACGAAAGGGTAAAGGCAAATAGTAACACTTGCCTTATCATTGTAACTGTACAAATATACAAGTATGAGTTCGATACGCTACCGTCAAAACTACAAGCACCACGTCTACACTAAATCCGATAGCGGCCTGATCCCAGCTCTTCTTCGCAACGGTGAGTTCGCTTTTAGGCCGTTTGGGGGCTTTCTGCCTTTTGAAGATGATGAAGAGTACCAGTTGGTAAAACTCGTGAATCTGACGGCCTACACAGTTGAGAAGAATGGGGTAGAAGTTTGGGAGGACATTCGTTCTGGCTACTACGTACTCGGCTGCTATCGGTACGGCGCCTATTTTATCCTAGAAAGAAACAATGGCATTTTTGCACTAGAAAAATGA